TTGTCACTAAATATAATATAGGCAAGAAACGTAGGGAAGATTAATGGCTCAGTTTAGAATCGACTCACACCAGTATCTACCACAAGAGAAGACACTATTCGAAGTGGTCATGCTGGCTGACCAGTATGGTAACAGGGTCGGTCCTGCCAATCCTACAGGCGTTGCTGTTGATGCTTTTGGTAGATCAAGAGTATCTACACCGCTAACTCTTTTTGATTCTTCTTTTAGATTTGCTGATAACGGTCTTTGGGTTACATCAAATAGTGCAGCAACAAACAGCACAGTAACATTCATTCAAAATGAAGGTGTAATGAACTTGACAATTAGCACCGCAAATAGTGCTAATATAGTAAGAGAAACAACCAAGGTATTTTCTTATCAACCAGGTAAATCACTTCTAACTCTCAATACATTCGTTATGGAACCAGCCAAAGCTAATCTCACACAAAGAATTGGTTATTATGGTGCAAACAACGGTATCTATCTTGAACAAGAAGGCAATACAATTTCATTTGTTGAAAGATCATCCGTTTCTGGAAATGTTGTTGAAACAAGAGTTGATCAAGCTAATTGGAATTCAGATACTCTTCTAGGTAATACATCAACAAGCCCTTCGCAGATAACTTTAGACCTAGGCAAAGCACAAATCTTGTGGACAGATATTGAATGGCTTGGGCTCGGTACAGTGAGATGTGGATTTGTAATTGATGGTCAACTCATACATTGTCATTCATTTCACCATTCAAATCTTATTAGATCAACATATATAACCACAGCATCTCTACCTATAAGATATGAGATATTTAATACAGGAACTACAACAAGTAATAGTATATTGAAACAGATATGTTCAACTGTTATTTCTGAAGGCGGGTACGAACTGCGTGGTGCTCAACAAGCTATAGAAACTGCGATAGGTTCACCTCGCGATCTCACTACAGCCGGAACATACTATCCTGTAGTTTCTATTAGATTAAAAACTTCACCAAATAGACTAGATGCTATTGCTATTCTTACAGCACTTTCTATTTTGGCCATTACAAACAACGCAAACTATAACTGGAGAGTTGTTACAAATGGAACAACAACAGGCGGTACCTGGGTAAGTGCGGGTGATGATAGTTCTGTTGAGTATAATATTTCAGGAATAAGTTTTGCTGGTGGTCGTGTTATGGCTAGCGGATTCTTGAACGGATCAAATCAAGGTTCATCGCCAGTTGACATTTTAAAAGAAGCGTTGTTCAAGTTCCAGCTAGAACGTAATGGTCTTACGTCAACACCTTTTGAACTTACACTAACTGCTGCGGCAGATACTAACGGCGCAGATATCTATGCCTCTATGGATTGGGAAGAAGTTTCACGTTAAATAATGGGAGTATATTATGTTAAGATTGAATGTGTATAAAACTCATCCGGATGTTGTTGCTCCGGACTTTGCAACTAAACAGTCAGCTTGTTTTGACTTAGCTTTTTCAAACGCAGGTAAAAATGTGTATAGCGGCTACAATGAACAGAACGCCAAGTTTGAGCGACCTCTACATAATGGCCGTATCTACATCAATCCAGGTGACCGCGTTCTGGTACCTACAGGGCTTATACTGGACATTCCCAAAGGCTATTCAGTCAGAATCCATCCAAGATCAGGTCTCTCACTCAAGCAAGGTCTAATTTTAGCCAATGCTGAAGGTGTAATTGATTCTGATTATGTCGAAGAACTTTTTCTTCTCATGACAAACAAATCTACAAATGGGCTTTGGATCAATCCTGGTGATCGTCTTGCTCAAGGTGAACTTGTTGAAAAGCTAACATATGCTATTCATGAAATCAATGAGAAGCCTGGTCAGAAAACAGATCGTGTTGGTGGTATGGGTTCAACCGGTGTAGTTGTTATCAAGACAGATCCAGTAGAACCAGTCAAGCGTGGTAGAGGTCGACCAAAGAAGACGGCATGAAGAACTATACATCCGTAAAGGTTGATTTTAAGCCCGCTGCGATTGAGTTCGAAGGTGGGCTTACTATCTTCGTAGATGAAAATAATAACATCAAGATTGAAGGTCAGAACAACATTGACTTCAACTGTAATGGTGATCTCTCTTTCAATGCTAAGAAGATCAATATGACAGGTTCAGATGAAGTGATGGTAGAATCCAAGATGCACCTCATACACCTTGCGCCTCGTATTGATTTGAATCCAGAAACAAATGACCCTAGATATATTGAGCATAAAGAATTGGTTGAGAAGTTTCGTAAAGAAAGAAAGATACCAGATTCACCAATATTCTGTCATCCATTAGGAGATGAAACTTGACAGCCGAATTATATCCACCTCAATTACCTGAAGTAACTTTTAGAGACTACTTTAGCGATGAAGTTTGGGTTCAGGCCAACGATGGAGTTTCTGTAGTTAATGCTGATGTCAGAAACGTCACGGTTACTTCTAACACACCTTTTGGTAACGTGAGTGTGAACGTAAGCAATCATGTCATACGTTTCTCAGGAACATGCAATACAGGTTTTAGCGATAACGTTATATATACAAAGATTAGATCAAATACTCTTAACTCATACTATTGGTTGGATCCGCCTGTCACAACAGATATGTATTCATTAGATGCTAATACGGTAAACACAAATAACTTATTAATCTATCAGTTCAACACCGATAATAAATTCTGGGCTAATGTTACATACACACTAGAAGTTCAATACTCAGATGCTAATGTCTCTAATGATACTTTGTCGATTAGTAGAGATGTGGTAAGAAATGTATATTCGACAGCCGCATATGTGAGGTCAATTTATCCATGAGTAGACCTGTAACTAGAATAGGTGATGCTGACGTTCCTCACTGCACTCCTATGTTTAGATCAACCGGATCTGGTAGTGTGTTTGTTAATGGTCGACCTGTCAGTAGACAATTTGATTTGAATACACCACATAAAGCACCTATAGGAAAATATTGCTTTGGTGCTGCATCACCTATGCACGTTGCTTATATCGCCGTTGGAAGCACAACGGTTTTTTCGGATTCAAGAGGTGTTGGTAGAGTGGCCGACCTTTTAATATCAGCAGGAGTACCACCTATATGCACCGCGGTAGCCCAAGGATCAGCCTCAGTTTTTGCTGGTGGTTGACAAAAAGACACAAAGGTGATATAAATACAATCGTGGAGTAGAGAAGAGGTCATCTCGCTAGCCTCATAAGCTGGAAAACGGCGGTTCGAGTCCGCCCTCCGCAACCAACTCTTGCCTAATGGAAGAGTTTTTCATAAACCTAACTTGCTTACAAAGGAGTTAAACATGACACTCAATAAAGTTCCTTATTTCGATCCATTCTCTTTTCCTGATCTCTCAAAGAATGCAATTGGTTTCGACCAAATTTTCAAAAAGATTGGTGAGATCACAGAGAACCTTCCTAAGATTCCAACGTATCCACCTTATAACATTCGTAAGGTTGATGAGAATAAGTATGTGATCGAAATTGCTGTTGCAGGCTTTGGTACTCAAGACCTTGAGCTTGAACTGCAAGAAGGTACCCTTACAGTAAAGGGTAACACGGTATCGTCTTCATATCCTGGTTCAGAGTATATCTTCAAGGGTATTGCAGACCGTGCTTTCACAAGACAATTCACACTGGCCGACACGGTTGTTGTAAAGAACGCCGATCTTGTTAATGGTATGTTGAAGATCATGCTGGAACGTTTTATCCCGGAAGATAAGAAGCCACAGAAGATCAATATCAACGAAGGTGGTAAGTCGGAGAAACAATTTCTAAAGGACTAATCGTGTACATTCTAATTGACGAAATGACAAACTTCTTTCAGAGAATGTTTGATAAAACCCGCTATGTTCATCGTACAGCATACGAGCTTTCTCGACTGACTGATAAGGAGTTAGAAGAGCTACAGATGACAAGAATGGATATTCCATATGTTAGTCATATGTCTGCTCTGAAAAACGATGCTCTGAAGAAAGACTAAGTAGAGGGGGAGAAATCCCCCTCTTGACTTTATTGGAGATAATGCTATAATGTGGAGATTATGGGCAAAAGCTCTTGGTGAAAAACACGGCAAGAATGATAAAGAAGCAGACAAGATCGCTCTCATTCGATCCGCCATCGTGCTTTGCTATATAATAACGAATATCTTTATCGTGGCAGGTGTGATAAGGCATTGGTGATGAAATATAACTTTGTAATTGAACCCCCTCGGCCTAAGAAGGCTATCGTAATTACCCCTACAGTAGGATCTGAGAAGCTCAAAGATGCTATCGCAAGCGTCGATGCACAGACATATGAGAATGTCGAACATCTGATTGTTTGTGATGGTATGGAACATTGGGAGAGATTAAAGCAACTTCAGTTTGATTCTCCAAAAAACCACACTATCAATATTACAAACATTCCTTTCAATACAGGTCATGGTGCTCAAGGCTTCTATGGTCATCGTGTCTATGCGGCTTTCGCTCATCTTGTCGATCATGACTATATCTTCTTACTAGATGATGATAACTGGTATGATCCAAATCATGTAGAAACTCTTGTCAAGACTTTAGAAGAAGGTAATGACTTTGCCTTCTCACTTCGCAAAGTCTATGATAAAGACAAGAATTATCTCTGTGACGATAACTGTGAAAGTCTTGGTAAATGGCCAATCTACTTCACATATGGTAAAGAAGAACACTTTCTAATTGATACATCTTCATTTGCGTTTCGCCGTGAGTTTCTAATCAAGACTTCACAATTCTGGCACCACGGTTGGGGTGGTGATCGTCACTTCTTCTACAATGTAAAAGACTATGCTAAATACGACACCAACGGTAAGCACACACTCTGCTATCGTTTGGATGGTAATCCAAACTCCGTCACCTCGACATTCTTCGATCAAGGTAACGAAGCAATGAAGACCATTTACGGTGATAAATTCCCTTGGATAAAGGACTAAATTATGGATCTCGGTCAACTAATCTATTCAATCAAAGAAGAACCAATTCGTAAAGAAGAACTGTTTCAGTTTATTGGTTTCTGTTTACAACACGCTCATCATTCTGAAGCACAGAACTATCAAGATGTTTGGGCTTTATGGGAAACCAAATCAAAAGCTGGTGGTTTCTTTGTTGAATTTGGTGCTACTGACGGTAAGACAAGCAGCAATACCTATGCTCTTGAAAAAGAATTTGATTGGAAAGGTATTCTCGCAGAACCAAATCCAACATGGCATGAAGACCTTGCTAAGAACCGCAGTGCTTTTATTTCGCACGATTGTGTCTTCACTGAAACTGGTCAGACACTAGAATTTTTGAAAACCGATGCCGCCGATCTTGCAACGATCAAAGGTTTCGGTAATGATGAATTTAATGAAGAAAGAAAGAAGTCTGAGGTCATTAAGGTCAATACGATTTCTCTCTACGATTTGCTGGAGAAAGCCAATGCGCCAGAGACTATTGATTATCTTTCGGTCGATACAGAAGGTAGTGAATACGGGATACTTAATGCGTTCTTCCAGAAGAACAATAAGTATGATGTGAAGCTTATTACAGTTGAACATAATTTTACGATGCGGGATAAGCTTCATGAATTGTTGACTAAGTATGGTTATCAGCGCAAGTTTGAACCAATCTCACGTTGGGACGACTTCTATGTGAAAGTGAATTGATATGAAAAAAGATTTGATTATTGGTGGTGCGAGTAACTATACATGGGACCAGTTGAAGTATTGGGTCAACTCAATCAAGAAATCTGGTTTTACTGGTGATATTGTCATCGTCGGCACCAACCTCAAGAAGGCCACGATTGATAAATTGAATGAAGAAGGTGTGACGCTTTCTCTTTATGGTCGTGTGAACGCTGATGGTGATGTGACTGCACCAACCAACAATGCTCCTCATGTCGAACGTTTCTTCTATCTCTGGAACTATCTCAATCAACTCAACTCAGACGAATATAGCAATGTGATCACTACAGATGTTCGTGATGTTGTGTTTCAGACCAACCCTTCTGATTGGCTTGAAGACAATATGATGGGACCTTTGCTTGTAGCTTCTTCAGAGGGTATGCGTTATAAGAACGAGCCTTGGGGTAATCAGAACTTACTCGAAGCTTTCGGTCCTTTCTTCCATAATAAACTTAAAGATAATCTTATCTATAATGTTGGTGTTCTTGCAGGTGAATTTGAAACTGTAAAAGGTCTTCTTTCTTTCATCTTTCATCTTAGTGTTAATCGACCTATTCCTATTGTCGATCAGGCCGTCTTTAATTTTATCATCAACCAACCACCTTTCTCTTTTGATACTCTCTTCACCAATAATAATGATGCTTGGGCTATTCAGCTTGGTACAACTATTGGTGCTGTTGAATCTGGTAAAGGTGACCTTGGTCAGATGTTCATGAACGATCCTTCTAAGTATCAAGAAATCTATGAAGACAACCAACCTGTCATTGAAGATGGTGTTGTAAAGACTATTGAAGGTAAATCATACTGCATCGTTCACCAATATGATCGTGTGAACGGTTTGAGAGAACAGATTGAAAGGATTTATGGATGAACCCCGAATACTTTGATATTGAAAACTTAAAGATGTTTGGTATGTGGCCGCACCAGAGTTTCATCTCTCGCGGCATCTCACCTTACATCAAGCGTATCAGAAAAGATAAAGTCTCTGTTCTTATCATTGGTGACAATAAAGGTGAACAGACGATTGATCTTCTTGATCTGTGTGGTGATAAACTTCAAAAGCTTTGCACTATTAGAGATAGTGATGATGACCTTATCAAGGCTATCTATGCTAAGAATACAAAAGGTCGTGATGAGATCATAGATACTAACTTAGAAGAATCCTTCGATGTTGTTTGTATCAATGAACATTCTTGCACCGAAGAAACTTTGAAGAAGTATTATGATCTTGTTCCTAGTAATGGTATCTTCTGTGGTAACGGGCATGAAACAAAAAAAGTGAAAGAGGCCTTGACTTCTTTCAGAAGAAATAGTAAGATAGGTACTCCTATTCAGGTTGCTAATCGCGCAATCTGGTTCTGGTATAAGAGGTAATTATGGCAAAGACTGCACTCGTTCTTGGTGCCGGTGGTTTCATCGGCAATCATATGGTCAAGAGATTGAAGGAAGAAGGCTATTGGGTTCGCGGTGTTGACCTCAAGTATCCTGAATATGGTAAGACCGAAGCAGATCACTTTGTACTTCGTGATCTTCGTCATGCTGATGTCATGTATGATATGATTGGTTGGGCCGGTGTGAATCGTGACCCACACCAGATTTTTGCGTTACAGTTTGATAAACCATTTGATGAGATTTATCAGTTTGCGGCTGACATGGGTGGTGCTGGCTATATCTTCACAGGTGAACATGATGCTGATGTTATGCACAACTCAGCCACAATCAATTTGAATCTGCTTGATGCTGTTCGTGAAAAGAACAATCGTTTCAAGCAGAATACAACTAAGATTTTTTATTCTTCGTCTGCTTGTATGTACCCTGAACATAATCAGTTGGATCCAAACAATCCAAACTGTGCTGAAGACAGTGCGTATCCTGCAAATCCAGACAGTGAATATGGATGGGAGAAACTATTCAGTGAAAGACTTTATCTTGCCTACTATCGCAATTACAATATTCCTGTACGCATTGCTCGCTTCCATAACATCTACGGTCCGTTCGGAACCTGGGACGGAGGTAGAGAAAAAGCGCCCGCAGCAATTTGTCGTAAGGTAATTAAGAACGATAGAACCATTGAAATCTGGGGTGATGGTAAACAAACACGATCATTCCTCTACATTGATGATTGTATCAATGCTGTTCGACTTCTCATGCAATCAGACTTCATGGGTCCTGTAAACATTGGCTCTGAAGAAATGGTAACAATCAATGATCTTGTTGATATCGCCTGTGAGATTGGTCGTAAAGACTTGACCAAGATTTATGTTGGAGGTCCTACAGGTGTTCGTGGTCGTAATTCAGACAACCGTTTGATTTGGGAAAAGTTACATTGGAAACCAAATTATGGTTTGCGTGAGGGGCTTGAACATACATATGATTGGATTGAAAGTCAGATCAAATGTAAGAACTCATTTGCGAAAGATGCAATTACATTATGAAGCCTTTATTGAAACTTGGGTTCACTGATACTTTCAGTGGACCTGTAAACTTTTTTACCACGATATTATCGGAGAGATTTGATGTGGTCATTGATCATGATAATCCACATTATCTCATCTTTGGCGACAGCAATTTTGGCAATGATAACGTCAGATTTGATGACAGGGCATGTATTAAGATTTTCTACACGGGTGAAAACGCTCGTCCTTGG